ACTTTGAAAGCCTACGGCAAAACCTGGGAAGCATTGCGCACTGGGGAGTGATCCCCGGCGCGTGCCGCCTGCAACAAATCAGTTCTCAAAAGGAGATTGCAATGCCAAGACCGGCAATATATGATGACGACACTCGGGTCGGCCTTTCGTCCGGCACGCCCAAGACCCGGCTGCAAGACAAGTCCGACCGCCGGGCCATCGTCAACCTGATCATCGACAACAAGGGCGCTCTGGCCATAGGCCAAATCAATGATCACTTTGGATTCGATCTCACCAACCGCATCGGCGCCCTGGTGAGATCGGGATGGCTGGAGGTTAAAAGTGAAAGTGTCAAGTAACCCACTGATCGTCGGCGCCGGGTTGAGTGGGCTGATAGCGGCTCACATCTTCCCTGGCGCACAAGTCATCGAGCGCAACGCCCAACCGGGCAGCGGCCACAAGGCGCTTCTGCGATTCCGCTCCAGCGCCGTGGCGCAGGCTACAGGAATTGAATTCAAGAAAGTCACCGTGCGCAAAGCGATCCACGTTGATGATCAATTCGTTTCTGCCAGCCCACGTTGGGCAAACCTTTACGCGCAAAAGTGCGTCGGTGACATCGCCGCGCGCAGCATCTGGAACCTGGAACCTGTTGAGCGTTGGATTGCGCCGGAGGACTTTTACGACCGGTTGGTTGAGAATGTGGGCACCAGGCTCATCTGGGGAGTCGCGACAGACTTCGGTGACGATCCCGCCGGGCAAGCCCTCATCTCCACCGCACCGCTGGAAGTCGCCGCGCGCGCCTTGGGCATCGTCACCGAAGAGTCATTCGCGCGCGCTCGGATAACGGTTGTGCGCGTGAAGCTGCAAGGTGTGAATGTTCACCAGACCATCTATTTCCCTGGTCACGAAACGCCAATTTACCGCGCGTCAATCACCGGCAATGTCCTGATTATTGAAATGGTTATCGGTGATCCCAGCACTGAACGGTGCAAAGAGGCGATTGGCCATGCCGAAGGTGCATTTGGAATTTATTCGCGCACCATCATGGAATCGATGGAAGTGGTCCAGCAAGAGTACGGCAAGATCGTCCCCATTGACGAGGAAGTGCGCCGGCAGTTGATTGTTCGCTTGACGCTTGATCATGGCATTTTTTCTTTGGGCCGGTTCGCAACCTGGCGTAACATCTTGCTGGACGATGTCGTCAACGACGCGCGAGTCATCAAGCGCCTCATTTCTGCTGGCGCTTATGGCAATGTCCTGCACAACGCCAACAAAACCTGGTGGTGAAAGCCGCCCAACTTAAAGCAAAAGAGACTGGAGCAAAAGAAATGGTTAAAGCAACTCTGATTGATTACACCGGCAAAGGCCGCCTGGACGAGCAATCGCACGCGGCACATATGCTGGTCTTCACCAAGTCCACCCGGCTTTCAATGGACCCCGGCCTGCTAGACCGGATCAAGTTGAAGACGCACGCGGAGATGACCAGCGAATTGGATTACATGGCAAAGACGATTCCGTCTTCATGGGAATTCATTGACGTGACATTCCTGATCTCTGGCGTCTCCCGGCCTTGCGCAACGCAGATGACGCGGACGCGCACCGGGTCGTACGCCCAGCAATCTCAGCGCGTCACTGACGTGTCTGGAATGGACGTTCTCAATACAGTGCCGGTAACTTCCCCACACAACGATTTGCGGATGAGCTATGATGAATGCGCCAAGGCCGCCGTCAGCAACTACGCAGGCCTGCTGGCGCGTGGGGTGAAGCCGGAAGATGCACGCGGCTTGCTTCCGGCAAACATCACGACCAACCTGGTCGCCAAGTACAACTTCCGCAACTTTATTGATCTGGTAAAGGCGCGCGAATCACTTCGGGTGCAAGGCGAATACGGCTTGATCATTGCGCAGATGAAAGCCGAAGTGTTGGCGGCTTGGCCTTGGGCGGAGCCGTTTTTCGTGCCCCGTCTTCACGCCGCAATCGAGTTGCTGGAAACCGCTGCGCGTGAAGTTGGCGTGACGACCGGCTCTGGCCCTGGTTGGGACATTGCCAAGGCAATCGATCTGCTGCGCAAGGAGGGGTGAATTTTGTCGCCCAACAAATTTATAGTTTTTGACTTGGACGGCACGCTCTGCGACCACCACTGGCGGCTAACCCTTCTGCCAGAAGTTGGCGCAGACGGCGGCAAGAGCGATGCGGATTATGCGGATTATAATTCTCAGCACGAGCAGGACGCCGCCATCAATATGCTGAACTTCGCGCAGGCCAGGGCTTGCCACCCGGATGCACTGGTGGTCTTCTTGACCGCGCGCCCGCAGCGCTACGAGCGTACAACCTTGCGTTGGCTACGCGAAAAAGCGGGCGTCACGGCGCCAACGGGCGCAAGACCTATCGGGCAGCGCCCAAGGCGCCAGAATTGGGATGGCCAAGATGCAACCGATTGCGTCGTCATCATGCGCCCAGACGGGGACTGTCGCCCATCCACCGAGTTGAAGCCTGCCTTGTTGAAGGCGCACGGAATTGCGCTGGAGGACGTGGTGTTGGTTTGCGAAGATCGCTTGGACGTTTTGCACGCGCTGCTCGCTGGCGGCGCAAAGGTTGGCGCCCTTTACAGTCGCAATGAGCCGCCGTATCATTTTGATTCGGCTGCGCAGGTTTCGCAGTTTTATTTCGCCATCCAGGAAATAGAAACACACCATCCAGGCCAGGGCAAATTCTTTGGGGTGGAAAAGAAAAAAGGCTCTGCGGGTGAACCACGGACGGCAGACCAGATACTGATCGCCATGGGCGAAACTTTCAAGGAGCGCAACGCGCAGTACGGCTCGAATTACAAGATGGTCGCGCCGCTGGTGAAGATACTTTTTCCCGACGGCGTGCCGCGTGAAGTTATCGAGTCTGACGCTTGGCACCTGTTTGAGTTGAAGCTGGTGAAACTTTCTCGATTTGCAATTTCAAACTTTCAACACAAGGACTCAATCCATGACGACGCGGTTTATTCGGCGATGATTGAGTCCATTTTAGAGGGGCAAGGACTATGAGTAAAATTTTGGTAACAGGCAGCAGTTCTGGACTTGGCGCGGCGCTGGCCCGCGCATTGAAACTTGGTGGGCATGAGATTCTGACTTTCGACATGGCCCATGGAGACGATGTGCGTGACCCCAAGGCGCGCTTGGACGAGGTTTACGGCCTTTCCGAAAGCGCCGGTGAGCTGGACTACCTGATCAATTGCGCCGGGGTGAACTTGATCGGTTGGATTCCGGAATTCACTTTGTACGATTGGGACACCGTCATGGACACCAACGCCAAGGGCGTCTTTGCAATGACGCAGGCGCTGCTCCCGGCGCTGAGACGTTCGCCGCACGGCGGCACGGTGCTGAACATCGTGAGCAACGCTGCGCACATGCCAATGCGCTGCTCCACGGCTTACAACGCGAGCAAGGCCGCTGCGCTAGCCGTCACCAAGCAGATGGCGCGTGAGCTTTCCCCAACCACGACCGTCTTTTCTGTCAGCCCCAACAAGTTGGCCGGGACCGCGATGAGCGATTCCATCGATGAGCAGGTGGTCAGGACGCGCGGTTGGACCCGGCAAGAGGCGCACGACTACCAAGTCAACTCCATGCTCACGAAAATGGAGACGCCGGTGCACCTGGTTGCGGAGTTTATCACCTACCTGTTGTCCAGCAAGGAAAACCACCAGCATCTTTCCGGATGCGATATGCCCTACGGCGCGTAAATTAATTCACTAGAAGTGTACGGAGATTTTTATGGAACTGAATTTCAAGATAGAGCAAATTGCAATCTGCCCCAGCGACCCGGAAGCGGCAATTAAGCTGCTCACCGCGATGGGCGCTGCTGAGTGGGTCAAGGACCTGGTCGTGGCCAAAGGTGTTGTTTACCCCGAGCACCAAGTCCTGTCCCGCAAAGTCGATGGCCCGACCGAGGAAGTTAACGTGGCCCGGCTCGCATTCAATTACGACATGAATCCTGGAAAGAATTTGGAGTTTGAGGTGCTCAACTACGCCGCCGGGGATAATTGGATGGCCAGGCAGCCGAACACGGCCAGCCACTTGGGGATGCATTGCGGCGCGTCGGAGCTGGCGCACTGGAAGGCATTTTTCAAGCGCCAGCGAATACCAATCGCGCAGGAAGTGCACACGCAAAGTCACAACAACCCGGCGGTGGCTGGTATTCGATTTTACCATTACTGCATCTTCGACACCCGCCCCATTCTCGGCATCGACATCAAGTTTATTGTCCGCAAAGATGTCGATGTCGGCGGCGCCGATGGGAGTCCATTCGAGTGAAAGAGGTTATGCTGGCATTTTTCGATACCGAAACCACCGGCATCCCGAAGCATCCCAACGCCAAGCCGCATCTGCAGCCCAAGATGATCGAGTTTGCCGGGGTGCTGGTGGACTCGGATGGCGAAGAGGTTGCCACTGTGGAACTTCTTTTCAATCCGGGCGAACCGCTGGAGCCGATCATAACCAAGATCACCGGCTTGGTGGACGAAGACTTGAAAGACCAAAAGGCATTCCCGCATCACCAGGGCAGGCTGCGCGCGTTTTTCGGACTCGCGGATGCGGCAATAGCTCACAACTTGCCCTTCGACTCAACGATCATCGACTTGGAAGTCGAACGCTGGAACGCCGATCCGTGGCCGTGGCCGCCGTGGATGATCTGCACGGTTCAAGAGCAAACCGAGGAATGGGGCCGTAGGCCAAAACTAGAACAATGGTACAGAGAAGTGACGGGTTGCCCCTGGTCCCAAAAGCACCGCGCGTTGGATGACGTGCGGGCGATGGTGGCCGCAACTCGTGACTCAGGAGTGTTGGATGAAATCATTTCCGCAATTGAGGCTTCGCGGTGAGCACAGTTACCGAACCGCGTATGGCTCGGCAACAGAAATTCTCGACCGCCTGGAGGAACTTGGATCGCGTTTGGGCGCGTTGGTTGATACGCATGGCACCTGGGGCCACGTTGACTGGGAGAAGGCTGCGCAGGACAGAGAAGTTGGGCCAGCCTACGGCTCAGAGATCGTCGTGGCCAGCGACCGGCTCCAGGCGCCCAAGGCCTGGATGCTGGCAGAGTCGCTTTCGGCGTTTTACTCGCTGAACTCCCGGTTCACCGGCGAACCTTGTGAGCTGGTTGAGCGCAAAGGTGTGGTGGTTTTCGCTGGCGCCGCGTTGACCGATCCGGACACGTTTGATTACATTGACATCAACCCCCGGTCAATCTCCCGCACGGCAGCTGCGCTGCGCCTCCACAAAGCGACCAAAAAGCCGTTGGTGTTGACCGGGGACAATGATTATCCAGGCCCGCAGCACCGGGACCGTTTTTTGGCCTGGGATGACTCAAAAAAGATGACGCCGCAACACATCGCCTCAGAAGCCGAACTGCGGCACGCGCTGCGCTGGATTCCAAAACGGCTGCTCAATGCCGCAGTGAAGGGCGCGCACGAAGTTGCGGAGCGCGTCAGTGGGCTTAAGCTGGCCAGCGCGCCAATCATTTCCGTGGCTGGGGACTTGGATGCCCTGGCCGAGGAAGGGCGCAAGTACCGGCTCCAAGCTGGCCACATACCGGCCTGGACGCAAGAGTACCAAGCCCGGTTGGAGCGCGAGATGGAAATGATCAAGCGCAAGCGCTATGAAAGCTACTTTCTGGTCGTCGCCGACTTGGTCAAGTGGGCCAAGGGCACAATGCTGGTTGGCCCGGCGCGCGGTTCCTCTGCAGGGTCGCTGGTTTGTTACCTGTTGGAGATTACGGAAGTTGACCCGTTGGTTTACGGCCTGATTTTTGAACGCTTCATCGATCTCAACCGGGATGACTTGCCGGACATTGACATTGACTTCAATGACCAGAAGCGCGACCAGGTCATTGAGTACCTTGCAGCGAAGTATGGCGAATCGTCAGTGGCCAAAATCGGGAACATAAACCGGCTGAAATCCCGTTCCGTTGTTGCCCACGTTGGCAAAAAGTTGGGCATACCACCCGCCGAGACTTTCCCGATTCTCAATGTGCTGATTGAATACTCTTCTGGCGATTCCCGCTACGGCAACGCGCTGGCCGACACGCTGGACACGACGCAACCGGGCGAAAAGTTTAAGGCGGCATTCCCGGAAGCAAAGTTGATCGGCGAATTGGAAAACCACGCATCACACACAGGCGTTCACGCAGCGGGGATAATCGTTTCCAACGAGCCGGTGGTGAACTACTGCACGGTTAGAAATCGAATTGCGCACGTCGATAAAAAGGGCGCTGAGTACCTGAACCTTTTGAAGATTGACGTGCTGGGGTTGAGGACGCTTGGGGTGATCGAGGACGCGGGGTGCGTTAGCAGTGAGTTGCTTTACGGGTTGAAGTTTGATGACCCGAAGGTGCTGGCGATTTTTGACCAACACAAATTCTCCGGCGTGTTTCAATTTGAAGGCCCAGCGCAGCGGCGCGTCTCGATGCAAGTGCCCATGGTTGACTTCCAAAAGATTGACCACGTGACCGCGCTGGCGCGACCCGGCCCATTGGGTGGCGGCGCTGCTAACACGTACATCAATCGGAATCTGGGCAACGAGGAAGTGAAGTACCGGCACGAGTCGATGCGCGAGTATCTTCATGACACGATGGGCGTTGTGCTTTACCAGGAGCAAGTCATGCGGATTGTGCGCGAGCTGGGGAGATTTTCCTGGGAAGAGACTTCAACAATACGCAAGGCAATGTCGGGCCGCAAGGGCAAAGAGTTCTTTGACCTGCGCGGTGATATGTTCGCCCAGGGCGCCGCCGAACTGGGGATTGGTGAAGAGGATGCGCGCGGAATCTGGGAAGAGATTTGCTCTTTTGGCGCTTGGGGCATGAACAAGTCTCACACAGTTTCATATGCCATGATTTCGTATTGGTGCGCGTACATGAAATGCTACCACCCAACCGATTACGCGGCGGCTTGTCTGCGCAACGCAAAAGATGAAGAGCAGTCGGTGGAGATTCTTCGTGAGATGACCGCTGAAGGCGTTCCGTTTGTTCCGTTTGATCCGTTGCTCTCTGAAGTGAACTGGGCAGCGCGCGAAGGAAAGCTGGTTGGCGGGTTCTTGAACGTGGTCGGCATTGGCCCGGTCCGGGCAACCCGGTTTGTTGAGCAGCGCCTTGCCGGTGAGCTGAAAGAGAAAGACATTAGCAAGTTGAACGCCATGGAAGTGAAGTACCGGGACTTGCGCCCGGCGCATACGCTTTGGCAAGATTACTACGACCGACCGGCGGACTTTAACATCAATGGCCGCGTCTCTGAATTCAAGGACCTGGAGGACAACGAGAACTTCGTTGTTGTTTGCCGCATGATTCGTCGGGAGCGCCGGGACGAGAATGAGACGGTGCGCATAGCGCGGCGCGGCGGCGAACGCAAGTCCGGCCAGACGCAATTCCTCGATATGTTTGTGGTGGACGATTCGGTGAGCAAGCCGGTTGTCGCCCGCCTGCGTCCGAAACTCTGGGCTGAGGTTGGTGAAAGCGTGGCAGACAAATCGGTGGATGGCAAGGACTGGTTCCTGATACGCGGGCGATGGCTGGCCCAGTTCTCCATGGTGATTGTTGAGAAGATAAAATGCCTGACCAATTCGGAGGTTGCGTGAGAAAAAAAGAGCAGCTGCTGTGGGATGCGATGAAGCGAAAAGCGCCAGCGGATTTTGACTTTGAGCGGATTGAGAACTTGGTCGGGGACGGCACCCCTGATTTACGCGGCAAGCGCATTGGAGGCCCGCGTGAGTTGTGGGTTGAATTGAAAGCGCCCATCATCCCGTTGCGCCCGAGTTCCTTGTTCATGGGCAAGTCCTCCGGGGTGAGAGTGAGCCAGGAAGGTTGGCACTTGCGCTACGCATCATTCGGTGGCGCCTCATTTATTCTTTGCCGGGACCAGCACAAGTCGCTTTATCTTTTTTGCGGATCGGATGCAGCGGAAATAAAAATGTGGCCGTTGGCTGAGGCGCGCAAGCGCAATTTGGCCAGCAGCTGGGACGGAATATTTTTGGCCTTTGAACGGGCCTCACAGGAGCAGAAATGAAAACGACACCAATGGCACACCAAGTTACAGGCCGTGAGTTGTTGCGCGCCAACCCCATGGGTTATGCGCTGGGCGCCGAGCAAGGCACCGGCAAGACGTGGATGGTGCTGGATGACGCCGAGCACCAGGCCAACCGTGGAAGAATCAACGCCATGCTGGTGGTTGCCCCCAAGGGCGTCCACACCAACTGGATACGCCGGGAGATTCCCAAGCATCTTTCCATCCCGGTGAAGGGACTTTGGTGGACTCCCGCTGCAGCGCAATCGCAAAAGCAGCAGCGGGCGCTGAAGGCACTGCTGGAGCCGGACAACAACAACTTCATAGTGTTGGCGATGAACGTGGATGCATTCAATTCGCCCAAGGGCAAGCAATTCGCCAAACTCTTTCTGGCGGCTCACGTGGCGGCTTACGTCATTGATGAGTCTCAGCGCATCAAGAACCCGGACGCGGCGCGCACCAAGTCCATCCTTTCGTTGCGTGATCTTTCGCACACAAGGCGCATCGCTTCCGGGACGATGATGACCAACGGGCCGCAGAACCTTTTTTCGCAGTTTGAATTTCTTCAATCCGGCGCGTTGGGCACGAGATCATACAAAGCGTTCACTTCGGAGTATTGCGAATTGTTGCCGCGCAATTCGCAGCTGGTTCAGGACATCATCAAAAAGATGCCGGAGGGGCGCCGCCGGTTCGTGGATCCAATCATCATCCGGCGCGATTCTGCTGGCAGGCCGGTGTACAAAAACCTGGAGAAGTTGCACCGCGTTTTGCAGCCGTGGATGTATCGCGTTCTCAAAGCCGATTGCCTGGACTTGCCGCCCAAAGTTGCCCAGACGGTTTACTTTGACCTGCCCACGGCGCAACGCAAAATTTACGACAACATCAAGGCCGATCTACGATTTCAGCGCGAGGACGGAATTGTGGATGTGTACAACGCATTGACGCTGGGCAACAAATTGATGCAGGTTGCCTCCGGGTTCATAATGGTGGACGGTGAAGTGCAGCCCCTGGTGGAGCAGCCGGACCGGATGAAGGCGCTTTTGGACGTGTTGGAAGATGTGGAAGGGCAATTCATAATCTGGGCCGTGTTCGTGGAGCAGATTGAGCAGATTGTCAGAGCGTTGAAACTCGCTGGCATTTCCACGGTGAGTTATTATGGCGCCACATCCGACAAGGACAGGGAAGCAGCGGTGGACGGATTCCAAGCCGGAGAAGTGCGCGCGTTCGTCGCCAATCCCGCAGCAGCGGGCACTGGGTTGACGTTGACGGCGGCGCAGACCGCGATTTATTACAGTCGGGATTTTGACTTGGAGAAGCGGTTGCAGAGCGAAGATCGCAACCACCGAATTGGCACCGTTGGTGAGCACGTTCTGTACATCGATATCTGCGCCGTGGACACGATTGATGAGCGCGTCACGGCGGCGCTGCAACACAAGCTGGAGACTTCGCAGCGGGTGATCGATGGCGGCTTGCCGCGTGAATACGCTGAGGATGAAGGGGCATTCGCTTTTTCAATAATCGATGAAGAGCTTTACGGGAATATCCTGTAAATATAAATTTGCCAAAGCCTTGCCTTTTGAATTCTATAGGGCGATACTAAGCTTAATCATATTCAGAAAGAGAGGCGCCAATGACTTCACTAACCCGACACCGACACCGCTACCGTTGCAGCTCCTGCTCGCGCCGATTCGCAAAACCGCGCGCGCCGCACCTTTATGTGCGAGCTGTGAAGTGCCCATATTGCAAATCGGATCGGACCCGCTCGATTGAAGCCGAGCGCCGCAAGCAAGTCCGCAAGCAAGACACCTGCCGGTGCGCTTCAATCCCCTATCCGCACCGGCGCCGATCGCTCAGAATGTGCCAGTGGAATTACCAGGTGCTGGCCGGGCACGAAGTCTCTCAAGCGGACGCCGATGCGCATGACCGGATGATGCGCACCGCGCGGCTGGAACCAATGTCCGGCTCAGACGCGCCTGCTCACGATGAGCCGCCATTTTAATGCAGGGGATCACGGTCAGCGATAAAGCAGGCCACAAAAGGAGAAAAGATCATGAACTACACATACTACACACAAGAAGCAGATCGGATTGTTCCACTATGCGGCGTATCGGACATGGAAGAAGCGCAGAGCTTTGCGCCAGGCCGGGCGATCATCTACACCGCCGAAGATGTCTACATGAACGCCGCGACCGGCAGCGTTGACTTTGAAGGAGGATGGGATAACTTGAGCGAAGTTGTCAAAGTGATCTTTGATCCCGAGTCAAAGTCTTGGATAGAAGCTTGAGCCATTCCCCGGCACCAGATCAACTTAGATCCGCGCACACTGAGGTGAACAACATGATAAGCACGGCAACAGTGATACCCATGGATTACAGCGATGACCTGTCGATCGTCCGTGTGACCGATACCTGGTGGCGCGGTACCGCAAGCCGCCATGGCCACCGCCTGACGTTCTTCGGTGCCAGTCCGCAGCTGGTCAAGCGCAAGTACCGTGCGTACGAATCAGGCCGCCGGGATCCGCGATCACCGGTCCAGCAGTATCTGGCGGTACAGCGGATCAGTGCTGCCCGGAAGGCCCTGCGGTTCTCTCCCGGGATGCGGGTGCATGTACGGCGCCGTGTGGGCGTGTTCCTGATCGCTGCTACTGCAGAGACCAATGGGCATCGGATCGCATGGCTGAACGCCATCAGGGGCGCTGTGCCGGTCGCTGACCTGTACCCTGCTGACCAGAATGCGCGACAAGCCCGTACTTTTAGTGCGGGGAAGGAAACTCCGGTGTAAAGATACTTTTACCAAAGTTGTTGCTTTTGAATTAAACATCAACCGATTTTCCCGGCCTTGTTCGCTTGTTCTCCTGGGACAACCCATTTTCCCGGCCTTCTACTTACTCTTACCGATCTGCCCCACGCGGCCACGGATGGCCTGCGTTGAAAAGAATTAAAAGTATTTTTGCCAAAAGTGTTGCTTTTGAATTAAACGTCAGGCATAATAGCTTTACATTAACCAAAACCAGAACGAGAAAGGAGCAGTCATGAGCGATTACACAAAAGAGCAGATAGAAGAGATCTTTGCAAAGCATAAGGTCTGGCGATTAGGTTATGGTGACGAACGTGCCGACCTGCGCGGTGCCGACCTGCGCGATGCCGACCTGCGCGATGCCGACCTGCGCGGTGCCGACCTGCGCGGTGCCGACCTGCGCGGTGCCAGCCTGAGCGATGCCAACCTGCGCGGTACCAGCCTGAGCGGTGCCAACCTGCGCGATGCCAACCTGCTCGGTGCCAACCTGCGCGATGCCGGCCTGAGCGGTGCCATCCTGATCGGTGCCAACCTGATCGGTGCCAACCTGCTCGGTGCCAACCTGATCGGTGCCAACCTGCGCGATGCCAACCTGATCGGTGCCAACCTTTACGGTGCCAGCCTGAGCGGTGCCAACCTGCGCGATGCCAACCTGAGCGGTGCCAACCTGAGCGATGCCGACCTGAGCGGTGCCAGCCTGAGCGATGCCGACCTGAGCGGTGCCAACCTGAGCGATGCCAAAATTTAACCAAAGCACAAAGGGAGCACGATATGAGCGACGACACAGACATGCAGGAATATCAGGACACCAGTACGGCGATGAGAGTTATCAAGACGACAGACGAGCTGCTCGCGATGCGAGGCGCTGGTGGGCGCATTGAACACGAGGGAGACATGCACATCATGTGCGACGTGCCGCCCGGAGTAGGTCAGCAGATAGCTGGTATCCGCGTGCGTGGCGACCTGCGCTGCCGTGGCTCCCTGAGCTGCCGTGGCTCCCTGAGCTGCCGTGGCGACCTGATCTGCCATGGCTCCCTGATCTGCCATGGCGACCTGAGCTGCAGTGGCTACCTGAACTGCCGTGGCTACCTGAACTGCCGTGGCTCCCTGATCTGCCATGGCGACCTGAGCAGCCGTGGCGACCTGAGCTGCAGTGGCTACCTGATCTGCCGTGGCTACCTGATCTGCCATGGCGACCTGAGCTGCAGTGGCGACCTGAGCTGCAGTGGCTACCTGAGCTGCAGTGGCGACCTGAGCTGCCGTGGCGACCTGAACTGCCGTGGCTACCTGATCTGCCATGGCGACCTGAGCTGCAGTGGCGACCGGATGATCATTGAGGGCGACCTCATATGGTCACACGCCAGTATGCCACTAATGCCGGAGGAGGCGTACATCAGGCGGGTCCTCCCGGATTGCTGGCAGCGCCAGCACTGGCAGGACCGCCTGGGCATAGCTCTGCAAAGCGGATGCTATGAAGAGCTATGCGCACTCGTTTTGAAACAAATCGGGCGGCTGCTGCGTGACGACAAGTGGAGCGCGACAGAGCGCTGGATGCTGGAGACGCTGCGCGACAGCGAGGACCCACCACCGGAGTGGGTGCAACGGGTTCGGGCGGAGGCGGCATGTTCATAGTATTCGAGGGCATCGATGGGGCCGGGAAGAGCACCGCCATCCAGGGCGTGGCCGAGCAGCTGCGACAGGACGGTTATCGGGTCGAGTTGCTGAGCGAGATCGGGAGTGGAGTCACCGGCCTGGCCTCGACACTGCGCCGGCAGCTGATGGCGGCGACTGATCCGCGCGACCAGGTGGGCATCATCATCGCCGCCCGACGGCTGGCACAGACTCAGGTGCGCCGATGGTTGGATCAGGGGGCCGTGGTTTTGCAGGACCGGTACGTCCTCTCCACAGTTGCCTATCAGGGATCACAGATGCTGCACATACCGCCAATGGATCTGGTGGATTTGATGTTCAAGACCAAAAAGTTCCTGAAGCCGGACGTCACGCTGGTCCTCGATGTCGACCCGGCGGCGGCCGCTCAGCGCCTGCAGAACCGAGGGGTAGCGAAAGAGGACCAGTTCGACCAGATGCGTATCGAGCGTGCCCAGGCGATCCGCGAGACCCTGAAGGGCTCCACCCTGCTGACAGCGACCTCACACGATCACCTGGTCATCAATGCCGAGCAGAGTCAGGACCAGGTCATCAGTACTGCGGCTGCGGCCGTGACCTACAAGCTGGCCATCGGTCAGCACCAACAGAGAGGGCAGCCCAATGGACTGGGAAGAGGCGTACAAGGGGCAAGGCCATGAGGGATGATGACGAGGAAGGCCGGTGGGAGCCGCAGCAGCGGTTGGCACTTTTTATAGTGTCGCTGCTGGTTTTTATTTTCACGGTTGCGATATTAACGTAACCAAAAAGGAGCAGCGCGATGACATTTCAAAGCAGCAAGTATTTAACAGTGGGGATGGTTGGAGAAAACACTGTGTTCGATGGCAGGCCAGCGCAGATCGTAACCATGGCGCATGTTACCCATATGGACGGGGTGCTGCGGGCCGAGTTCTTTTTGCAACACGACACACTTTACCTCAAGCACGCGGAGGCAGCAACATGAACGATGGCGTATTGTACTTAGCAGACGGTGCATATTTCAATGTGCAGAAAGGCACGCTGGAGCAGCTCAAAATCTTTTTGGCTGCCCTACGAAGTTACGGGTGCACCAATGTTCCACGCGAGCCGACCGGAGAAATGCTCACATCAAAGTACATTGTTTATACGGCTGGTGGGTGGTCGCGCAAGCCCCGGATGGTTTATGGCAAGGATGCTGGTCGGGCCATGAAGTACGAAGTGGTGCCGCCGGACCCAGAACCAAAATTAAAACCTGCGCAGATGAGCAGCTCGGCCCGAATACGGGGAGCAATTGCGATGCTGCAGGCCGAGCTGAAAGACTTGGAGGAAAGGCAATGAGAAGCGAACCCGCTCACAAGTGGCGTGACCCGACCATCGGCGAAGTTCCTCCCAGCAAGTTGCGCCTGCATCCGTGCCTGGCGCATCGCCGGTGGCGCACGGTTCTCAAGCGCCTTGCCGTGCGCGTGTCAAGGCGCACCAACGCCTGATCACCGTGGCCCAGAAGACGAGCACCGGCGGCTTGAAAATTGCTGAGTGCCCGGTGCTCGGAAACTGCCGGTGCTCAGCAACGTCGATCTGGTCAGAGCCGGGTGGCAGCCCCCAAAAGCCATATCGCCCGGCGGCGCCCCAACCCTGGAAATGAAAGCCGCCCAGCGACACCAACCGCGACCATGCGCGGCCCAGCTGCACGACCCAATCGCGAGAATTATAAAGGCAAAGCACCGGCACATCAATCGGCCAGGTGGTGTCGCCGCGCATTGAAGGATTCACGCAAACCACCCCCGCTATTTTACCCGGCAGCATGATGCAAAGCTCCCAAGCGATTAGGCAACCGTTGGAGTGCGCAATGATAAAATCCCCGTCCTGGATCGAGTCCGCAATGCGGCTGATGGCCCGCCGGTTGCTGGCGCCGACAAAGAACAATCTCGGCAGCATCAGCGGGAACTGCCCCCAGCCGTACGGGTGCTCAATGACTTCACCGCGCAAGAACTCGGCCAAGGCGCCGGTGGTCTTGTCGCCGTTGTCCCGGACATTGAAGCCGTGTATTAAATGGGTTCTCATGGTCCAACTCCCGAACATTGCAAACTTTCCAAGTGGGCGATGCGGTCGCGCAGCTGCCCAATTACCCCATCACGGCGCTCCAGGTCACCGTCGTGAGCAACGGCCAGCGCCGCCATCTTTGCTTCGCACTGCTCGCGCTCCACCTCCATCTGCGTTTCCACGTGGGCAATGCGTGAGAGGACTTGCGCGGTGAATTCGCTACGGTCATCGCTTTGTATTTTTTTTTCATCCACTCTCGCGCGCAGAAGGCCCAAGCTCAGTGCGCCCAGGCCGCCCAGCGCGATAAAAAATACCTTGTCCATCCATTGCAAAAAATCCGCCATATCTTTTTAACTCCCGGCGCTGGATTGCTCCCGCAGCAGCACTCCGAGCGCCTGCGCTTGCGTCATGCTTTGCGGGCAGGATTGCCCCAGCAGCTTTTTGTCTTGGTCCGTGAACACGTACTCGGGATCGGAGTGCGTGAGCTTTTTGTTCGTCGCGTTGCCCGCGAAAAACCGGCCCAGGCCGGAAGCCTCGGTGCACGTGATCATGATGTGCGTGTTGGTTCCGTCGCGCACCGTGCCGCAAGAACTTAGCCCGGCAGCGAGAATCAATGCGATTAGCGTCTTCATCAAAATTCTCCTATCACAAGGCAAGACCAGTACCGGAAAATGCGCCGGACGTAGGTTTTTGTTTCGCTGGCGTGCGCTCCGGTGACCCGCTCCAGGGATTGGATAATGTCGGCATACGAGGAAGCGCCACCGGATAGCCTTTGAGCCGCGAGAAGGTTGTCCAAGCCCGCATTGTACGATGCCAGCGCCAGCGCCCAACGGTCAGCCTCCGGACGCGGCCACCACCACTGCTCATAAAGATCGGCCATATAAGCCACGGAGGCATGGCAGGCCGCTCGCGGATCGGTTGCTGGCGCGTCCGGAAAGCCTACTCGCGGCGCCCACTCGCGCCACGTTGCGGGCATGAATTGGGCGATGCCTTCGGCGCCCATGTGGGAGCGCGCGCCGGGGATCATCTTTGATTCCTCCCACAGTTGCGCTTGGGTGCGGTGCCGCGTCAATGGGAATTGTCCGGCGCGCTTTGTGATTGCCTCATCGATGAAGCTGGAGTATCGATCGATTTTCTTCATTGGCTG